TTGTAACTAAGTCATGGGAAATAATAACTGGAAAATTTGGTGGGAGCACAAACAAAAGTAATTTTGCAGTAGATTGGAACAATGATTTGATATACTCTTATAATAATAGTGGGACTCCTGTAATACAAAAGTACAGTCCTTATACTACAGAATCTGCTACAATAGATTACTCCACTAGAGATATAGACTTTGGACAGCCTGGAGTTCAGAAAAAGTTTTATAAAGTAAAGATAAGCTATAAAGGAGATGCTAGTTCTTTGAACGTTAAATATTCAGTTAATGGTTCTTCTGTTTTAAAACAATTTAATAGTGATGATACTCCATTGTCAAACGCAGGAACAACTGAATGGAATGTTGCAGAATTGACATCTTCTACATCAAGTGAATCTAATAACATAAATAGTATACAATTACACTTTGATGGTACAGTAGCATCAGACTTTGAAATTAATGATATATCATTTATTTATCGAGGTAAAAACGTAAAATAATGTTATTTGAGAACTTAAAAAATTTAGTTAAATTTACAAAAATATTTAATAATTTTAATTTGCTTTATGTCAAGATATAAACTTTCACCAAATGTTGCATATTCTATGCGTACTGGACTTACTTCAGAAGATAGACCTAAACTAGGAGGAACAGGACTTACTGATTCAGTTGCAGCTCCTACTATAGCAAAGCTTAATCCTTCTAGTGATTTTAATTATGTAAGCAATATTGCTGTACCAACTGGAAGTTCTCCTTCATCAACTTCTAGAATGGGAACTCTTTCTAGTTATAAAATGCTTGGACAGAAAATTGCTGGTTTTAGACAATCGCAAACAGATACAAGAAATTTTTTAGTAGATATTGAATTAGATGCTATTAAAACTGCAACTAGAAAAAAAGCATATAGTGGATTAGCAGATTTTACTAGTGGTGTAGCTGATTTACTTATATCTAAAAAAGAGTTTGAAGAAGCAGAAGAATCAAGAAAAGATGTTGAAGTTCAAGTAGAAGAAACAAGACGTGAAATAAAAGAAAGAAAAAATAAAGTAGAAAAATCAACATCTACAGTAAAGACCTCAGATTCTTCATCTGGAGCAACTGGACTTTATAAAAACGCTTTTTCTTCTTCTATAAAAGATATGTACGAATCTGCATCTCCAGTAGCTTTAAAGTTATCAGAAGAAGCATCATCTGTTGATGAATCATTAATTGATATAGAACCAGACCAATCATATTCTGATATAAAAGAAACATCATTAATCCCTATCACTAGAGGAGGAAGGGTTTCTTTACCTTCAAATGAATATGATATAATTGGAGGTGCAAAGAAAACAATTAAATTTTTAGGACAAGGATTTTCTAAAAGAATGACTAAAAACCTTGAGTCAAAAGAAAAAAAGTATAATAAAATAGTAAAACAATTACAAACAGCAAGACCAAATCGTAGAGCACAACTTGAAAATCAACTTGATAGATTGCAAGTAGAAATTGAAGGTTTGGTATATAGTAATTAACAATGAATCCATTTAATTTATTAAAAAATGTTGGTATTGGAAAAAGCTTAATGAGCTTAGCTGCAACTACTCCTCAATTACAAGCAATATCATTTGGAGCGCAAATTGTTGGAGGTTTAGCAGGTGCATTTTCTTCTAAAAATTTTGCAAATAGACAATTACCAAACATAAATAGAGCAATATCTGGAATAGCAGGTCAAAAAGAACAAGTTTCTGATATAGCACAAATAGAAAGAGGCATATCTGCTCAAGTAAGAAAAGAAGATAGAGAGTTTGCAAGTGAAGACATAGGATTTAAAAAAGAATCTTTAACAAGAAACCTTGCTACTAATTTAAATAAACAAGGATTTTCTACTAGCCTCGCCCCTACTGAAACAGCAGAACTAGGAATGGATGCACTAAACCTATCTGCTGATAAAATGGTAACAGGAATAGATAGACAATATGGAGCAAGATTGGCTTCTATAGATGAATCAGAAGCTAATAAACTTGCACAAATAGATAAATCTTTACAAGAACTACAATTACAAAAAGCTAAATTACAACAGAATACAGGTATATTAGGTTTTGTAGGAAACGCTTTAGGATAAAATGTCAATACTTAATGCATTAAGAAAATTAGAGTCTGGATACAGACAAAGTGCTAATGTTGAATTAGCAAAAATGAGATTGCTTGAAAGTCAAAGACAGTTTGACATACAACAAGACTTTAGAGAAAGACAATTTGCAGAGAAAGAAGATTTAACACAATTAAGTGAAGATTTAAAACGAACTCAATTAGAAAATATAAAATTAGATAGATTTATTAAAGGAGTTGAAATATTACAATCAGGTGTAAAACAAAAACAATCAATGGATACACAGGATTTAGCTTTAACTTTTTCTAAATTAAAACCTATAAAAACTTATCTAGATAATCCATCTGGGAAAAGGGCTGGCATCAATGCAGAAAAAGCTTTAGTGAACATGAAATTTAGTAATGAAGATGCTAAAATGGTTGTAAACTTTATGGGTTTAAATAAACTTGCTCAAGATAATCCTGAATATAAACCAAAATTAGTAGAAGCTGGATTATCTATTGCTAATTTAATAAATCAACAATTATCTTTAGACAAAATTCCAGATGGTATAGTAGCAGGATTACAAGAAGGAAAAATTTTTACTGATGCTAATGCAGATGCCTATAAACAAAAATATACATCTTACGTAGATACGCAAAATCAATTAAATGAACTTTCTAAAGACATAAAAGACGCATATTTAAGAAAAGATTACAATTTGGATGCACGAGAAACGACACTCCCAACTGATGATATTGTAAAAAATAGCATTCGTCAAAATATACAGAGATAAGATTGTCAGACCAATTAACGCAAAAAGTTAAAGAAGACCTTGCGAGAAGAGGATATGCTGTTTCTGATTCTCAAATACAAAGGTTAATTGCTGATTACGGCAAAGAAAATTTTACTACTCCTACCACAGAAGGATTAACACAATCTACATTACCTTCTTTATCAGAACGAAGGGCATTATACGAACAAGAAACACAACCAGAAGGTGATGGATTAGGATTAATAAACGCTTTAGGTGTTGGATTATATACTGCTTTAGATACAGGTACCTTTGGAATTCTTGGAGTTACTTTAGATAGAACTGGTATAGATTTAGAAGATATAGGGTTAGACTTAGAGCAAGAAGGGGTAGCTGCTTCTAGTGCAAGAGCATTGGGTGGTCTAGCAGGATTTATTGCTCCATCACCAACAGCTCCACTTAGAGTTGCTCAAGGAATATCTAAGGGAGTAACAACAGGTATAAAAGCAGTTGGTGGTTTAAAAAAGACAGAATTAACTGGTAAGGTAGCTTCTAAAATTAAAAAAGAGGTTATTGATGTAACTCAAGATAAACAACTTGGTAAAGCTTTATCTAGACAATATACAGCTTCAGCACAAAATGCTAATATAAGATGGGGTAAATATAGAGAAAACTTTGTAGAAGGGACAAGAACTCAACTTAAAAATTCTTTAGGTAAAATAGATGGTATCTCTGCAAAACAAAAAGCTGATATATTTAAATTATTAGATGATAACATTACAACTGTTCCTATACAAGATTTAACTGAATTGCTTATGTTAAGAACTGCTGGTATGCGTAGCGATAGAGCAAGAAGAATATTATCTAATGTGGC